AGCGCCCAGATGGCGCCCACCTGGTAGCCAAGGCCGCCCTTGCCATAGACCATCTTCGTGCGCTGCGCCTGCGGGTTCTTGCAGAAGTGCGCCTCGTCCACGATCAGCACGTCGTAGCGGCGCGGCTGCAGCGTGCCGGCGTTCCACATATTCCGTGCACGATCGAAACTCATGACGTCGAGCGAGATGTAGCTATCCGGTGCCCACTTGTCCCACTCCCGGTGCCAATGCGGCACGGCGATGGCGGGGCAGAGCACCAGCACGTCGCCGCCGCCGAACTTCTCCTCGGCTGCGAGGATCGCTGAAGGCGTTTTTCCAAGACGCATCTCCAGCGCTAGCAGCGCCCGGGTGCGCTCCTTCAAAAAGGCGACCGATTCAAGCTGATAGGGTCGCAGTGCCCGGCTTGCGTCTATTGACACTTTGCTGTTTCCTCGTCGCCCACCGGCAATTTCCCGGTTCGTAGTTTCCGTCATTGTTGATTCTGTCCAGCGTTAACCCGTTCGGTCGTTCACCCATATCCCCTAAAAAGTTCTCAAAGGTCATCCATCGCTTGCACACTTTTATTCCGCGACCGCCGTAGTAATGCCAGGCCGTAGCCCTGGGCTTCGTGCAGCGCTTGACCATGTCTACCCAAGTCTGATAGGTAGGGGTGCGCTTCCCACGCTGCGCGTGCTTGTGCCGCGGTCTCCCTACTTGTTCCTGTCTGAAGCAGCCACAGCTAACAACCAACCCAGAGCGCAGATCGCCTGTCGTAGCAACGACCTTTTTCCCGCAGGCGCAGCCACACACCCATCTCGCCTTCTGCGCAGATGTATTCCTCGGATGTCGACGAACTACGATTAGCCGCCCAAATGACTGGCCTACCAAATCGGCTACGTTATGAGCCCTTCTTTTCACTCAACCCCCCGCATCCACAGCGCTTCGCGCACGTCCACCGGGTCCAGGCCGCCAATGTCGCAGCACCAGTGGAAGGACCCGCAGGCACGCTCCTCGCTGAAAAGCCATTGCCTTGCCTTGTACCAATCCGGCGGCTCGGCCTCGCCGTCCACCAGCAGGTCGCGCACCGCCTGATAGACGATCTCGCGATGTATCCACGCCATCGTCTCGGCGTCGGTGAGCTTGCCGCGTTTCATTTCTTCCCAAACCTGCGCTTCAGGAAGTTGATCGACAGCGCCATCTCGTCGAACCTGCCGTCCTGCACTTCATGCAGGAAGTACATGCCGCGCCAATGCGCGTTGGTGAACGGCGAGAGGTAGGCGAGGTTGTGCTGGTAGAACGAGCCGGCGATGATGGCGGTCAGGTTCGCGCCATCCGCGCGGCGGCTGTAGGCGATCTCACGCCCTTGCTGGTGCCCGGCCAAGGCGCTCATGTGCAGTTTGCGCAGCAGCGATGGCGCGGTGGTAATGGGGCGGCCCATCGGGCCGGAGGGGAAGTAGTGGCAGAAAGCCACGCCACCGATGCTGATCGGCCGCAGGAACGGATGCACCCGCCAGCCATATTCTTCCAGCTTCAGGTCGCCAACAGACATTTGCTCGCGGTGCACCGGATGCTCGTGCACATAGCGCCGGATGTGGTCTTCGTGGTTGCCCTGCGTGAACTCGAGATAAGGCTTGTACCCGGAGGCTTTGGCAATCGGATTCATGAAGGCATCCATTGCGCGCAAGAAGGCGCCGATGTCCTTCTCGTAGTATGTATCCTCGAAAGCAAGCGTGCCCTGCTCGAAGTGCGACAGCGACGGGAAGTCACCGAAATCACCGATGCAGACAATAACGTCCGGGCGCTTGTCCGCGATGTAACGGCCCGCGTATTCCAAGTGGTCGATTGGCACGCCTTGAACGACTTGTGCGTCAGGTATGAAAGCGATGCGCAGCCCGTCCTTCGGCACCTTGATGCGCAGGTCCTTGACCGTGCTCATCATCATATTGTGCTGCGCGGAGATAGGCGGCGGTCCATCGCCTCGCACCCGGCGCCAGTACGCCCGGTCGTAAGCGCGCTTGCGCTTGATGTCCTTGTAAGCCACTAAAACCCCTCCCACAGCCGGATGCGCACCGTCCGGGATACTTGAATGATGACGCCACCCTCCACATAGCGACGTCATCAGGTTCAGTGGCTGGCAGTATTCGAGCGCAAAGTCGGCCAGCGGGTTGCGGCCAAACGTCGGCTTCCAGAACTCGTAGCCGGCACCGATGTCGGCGTAGAGCCCCTTGGGCGGCTGGTAGCTGTCAGCCTGGCACAGTGATGAGAAAAGCGCAGCACTCAGGGCGAACGAAAGGGCTACGGCTTTCACAGGGCTTCCTCCCATTGGTCGTTTTCGTCGTTGCAGCGGCAACATGGCTCTTCAGACCCCCACCGCGCGTAGAATCGGCACGTTGCGCATTCGTGCTTCACAGCCGGCAGCGGGTCTTCCATCTTCTTACCAGTGCGCTTATTGATCTCGCGCTCGATATACCACTTGGCTTTCTTCAGATCCTCCACCGCATCCTTCTTCAGGTCGCAGCGCCAGATATATTTCATGGCGTTGCCGAGGTTGAAGCCCATGTGCTCGGTGATCTGGATGCACTCGATGCCGCTCGGGTGGCTCGTGTAGTGCTTCGGGCGTTCGATGATGTCTTCGGTGCTCATTTCTTAACCGCCACAACAACGCAAACAGACCTGTCCTGCGCGTTAGAGAGCGCACAAGACGCCGCTAATGGGTCAGCCCCGGCCTTTACCATCTCGGTTATCTGCGCATCCCTAAACTTGGAATAAGACTGCGAACCGAGAACCACCGACATGAGAAACGCCACACCGGCTAGGATCATAATAGTTACGACTTTCTCGCTACCGCTCATTTCAATCCTCCTCGTCTTTCAGACTCACAAGAAACCCGATGACGGCGCTCACGATCGCCAGTGCCAGCTCGATGACCGCCGCGCGGTCGGCGCCAAACAGCAGCGTGATCGCCGCGATCATCAGCCAAAAACCTGCGAAGGCGAACCAGATTAGGGGCATTAGCTTTTACTCCACGCAACCATTCGCAAAGTAGGAAGCAGGTCACTCGCCCTCATCAGCACCAGCCACTCCTCGCCATCGGCGCGCAGCGCCACGGCAGGCAGGCTGCATTCCTCACTGTTGCCCACCGCGTCGATGCACTGCTGCATGAAGTCGTACACCGCAATCTTCTTGCGGCGCTTGACCTCCCACAATATAGGGGGCGTCGGTATGTCGCCGCCGCCATCGCGCGCCTGGCCGAGCAGCCGCTTGGGCTCGGGGAAGCCGGCGCCCACAGGCAGTCGTCCCATGACACGATGCGGTCGCATTCACGGCACCGACGCGGCGACCCCTTCTTCTTCAGCCATGAGGGTTTCGCAATCCACGGCCCGGGGATCTCCTCGAGCGCCGTGATCTCGTAGGCGTGGCCGCCTTTCATGGCTTTCTCGTTCAGGTGATCGTATCTGGAAGGCGGCCACCATGTAAGGGAACTCAGGACCGTTACCTCGCGCCCGTAGTGCGGGCTGCCGGGGCGCACGTAGATGGCGACTCCGCCTATGTAGAAGTCGCTCATTTGCTTTCCTCGTATTCGCGCCACTTTAAGTGGAAAGTGGTAAGCCCAATCTTCAGTGAATAGTTGGTTTGCCTTCCGCCGTGGTCCCCGGATTTGTATGTGACGCATCTGATCTCGCGCTTAGGCGGAACACCCATCACCTCATGCTCTCGGTATGTAGACAGCCGGAATTTCCTGCAATTCAGGTTCATTTGGGTTCCTCGTATTCGCGCATTAGGGCGCAATGCCCTCGTCCCAAACGTAGGTGTGGGGTCCGTCTTCGCCCATACTGTATTTCCCAACCCATTCTTCGTACTGGTCGCCCGTCAAGGCGCGCAATACATGATCCAATACCCATTGCTTATGATGCCCGCCGTCAATACCGCCGTATCGGAAGATGGTTTCAAGCGCAGCTTCCACCACCTTCCGCATAGCCGCGTTCTCGCGTTCGATCTCATCCAACCATGTAACTATGTAATCGACCCGAGACAGTTCGTCTATTGCCCCCCTCCGCTCAAATAATTCTCGCCACCGGGCCAGATTAGCTCGGGCGTAAAAAAGCGGCTTTTCTGTTCTCGGAGTGTCGCTCATGATGGCAATTTCTCATCACCGCGGGCGCGTTGAAGGTCGAGCAGGTCCTGATATAGCCCCTCGCTCATTCGACTGGCGGCGTCAACCGCATCGAGCAGCGCGGCATAGACCTTGGCCTCGCCATGCACGGGATAGGTGATGGCCGCCAAGCGGTCGCGAGCTGCGCCACGGCGTGCTCCGGCGCCGGCCCGGTCGGCTCCTCAAGCACGGACCAGCGTAAGCGCGAGGCAGTTTCCGCAGCATTCTCCAACATCCTTTTCGCCTGGTGCGCGATCGTGAAAGCGCGGTGCGGGAGCGTAGCCGCGTTGCTGTTCGCTTGTGACGCCAGCAAGCGGGCGAGGCCCATCAGCTTTTCGAGGGAGTAGGGTTTCATCTCGTTCCGTCGAAACCCTGGAGGCAGTCGCTGTATCCGGCGTCATACCCATCTTGGTAGGGCGAATCCCACGGCCAGCCTGTGATAGGTGTATTCTCTTTCTCCATCCAAGTAACCTTGGCTTGCTCCTCGTGTAGCCTCCAAAGAACTTCCTGAAACACGCTCTCCGCAAGGCTCGAGTCGCCGCCCCAAAGCAATTGTGAGAACAGAATAGATAACTCGTCCAGATTCATGTCCTTGGGCGCTTTCATCAGTGCAACTCCTTTGGGTCGATCATTAGGCTTTCCACCTTGGCGAGCACGGCGCGGATTCGCTCACTGTCGTCCACTTCCAGCGCTCGAGAGAAAACCACGTCGATGCGCCCGTTCGCGAGTTCGTCCATTTCGTACTGAAACTGAACTTGATGAGTCGCACTATTGCCATTTCGTCAGCACCCCCGCCAGTCTAGTCGATGTCATCGCGATGTCAATACCGCATCACTGCGGGCAAACGAAAGGCGGCCTATGTAGCCGCCTCCGTCTACGCTCATTTTCGGACAGTGTTGATCCAGACCACCAAACTTGCCGCGTCGAGCCAGGCATCCGTAGCGATCACCTCACCCGTCATACTGCGAAGGGTGTAGGTGCCTCGTTGATTGCCCGCACTCAGCACGGCCGCCAGTTCCCCGGCGCCAGTCAGGCGGCATATGCTGAGCCGCCCAATCGCCTCGGGCTCGACATCGACCGCCGGACGGTAATATAGGTAAGCCCCCTCTAGCGGTCCGGGGTCCATGCAACGAAGCGCCTGCAACCCGGCGCCGGTCTCGTTCGGCGGTGCCGCCACGCTGCGCGGTCCCTCCGTTCTCCCATACACCACTTTCCCCGAAACGACTTGTCCTGCCACGGCCACAGTGCCTCCTTTCGGTCTAACAGGCGGGGTGACGTCAACATCAAGATTTGCCAGTACGTCCTCTAGCGGGACGTTAAGGATCCGCGCGAGTTTCGCGGTCTCGTGCGTCGTGAACGCACGGCTGCCCTGGAACGCGCGCACCAGGCTGGACTGGTCCATGTCCATGAGCTTTGCCAGCTTGCGCTGACTCAGCTCCTGATCCTGCAACAAGTGCTGGAAATAGCGCCGGTTGACTCCTCGTCCTCGAGGTGTTCTTTTGTGTTGTTGTGCCATGAATGCCCCCTCGATAGAGGGCGAGGAGTATAGCAACGAGCCCATTGCCGTGTCTCCTTCCTGTCTAGTTATTGGTGTCATATTATTGGCATCATGCTGAGCATTTAGCAAGGGGTCTATATAGCACGCTCCCCCCGTGTACAAGCTGGTGCCGGGGCGGGTTGGTTCCCGCCAGCGCCTGGAGTCGCCCCGGTATGTAACCGGCCGGCTTGTTCATTTGGATTCCTCGCATTCGCGCAGAGCTTTAGTGAATGGCTCCCATGTTTCCCAAATAACTCCATAGTCATCATTTAGCCGAATTCCTTTCGCGGCCTGCACCACCTTCCCCATCTTCTCAGCCTGCTCGCGAAGGGCGGCATTCTCGCGTTCGAGCTTCGTGATGTAAGCAAGTATGTCTGGGTCAACAACCCGATAAATTTTCCCGTCGATCCGCATATGATTGCTGTCAATCATCTCGGCATTGCTTGGTGTATCGCTCATCTCATCACCCCTATATACGACGCGGTCATTGCCAGGATCAGCACCCCTACGGCGATGCTGGCTTCGATCAGGTAGCGGGTCACGCCGCACCCGCCTTGTGCCTGGCGTTTAGCATCTGGCGCGCAGCTTCTTCCAAGGACATGCCCATGCCTTCGAGCACTTCCAAAATCTCACGCTCCCGCTTGTTCACGGGCAGCTTGATATAGCTGGCGGTCACGCGCCAGTGCTTGCGTTTCGGTTTGTCTGACATTTCCGATTCTCCTCATATAGCCGCGCGTGCAATGCGCGCCCCCGGGCGCACAGTGCGCTGTGGTCCGAGTCCCAACCTGCAGCGGGCCATATAGCCGCGCGGCAAGTTGGGCATTGGGCGAGATGAGCTCGCCAGTTGGTGCGGGCTACCATACCTGCGACAACTCTTTCGCAAGAGCCGCGCCTTCTTCGCGCATTTCGCGCTCTGCCGCGAATTGCTCCAACTCGTGCGGATATAGGCCGCGCTCCGCGCGCTCATTATCGCGGTCTACCACGTAGACCCGCGCGCCATCGTCGTTGCAGTAAATGGCCTGCACAGCCCCTCCGTCTACCTCTACAACAATCGTCGTGGTCATTGCTTAACCCTCCAGGTTATCGGCCACCATTGGCCCCGCTGCGCACTGGTGACAATGCGCAGGGAGGCTGGGCGGTGCTTACTTGCAGCATTCCTCCAACCCGGTCAGGAAAGCGCGCATGCGGTTATACAAGTCGCGCGCGGGGATGTGCCCGCAACAGAACGGGGTAGTGACCCCGCCACCATCGTTGTGCATGCGCTCCAGGTTCCAGCCGCCATACGCGCCGGACAGGTGATAGTTGCCTATGTTGGCGTGATAGTGGCCGTCAGAGTCCTTTGTCCAGGATTCAGACGGGGAACCCGTGACGCGATTGATCTCGTCAACCAGGTACTGCAGTTGCTTGCGCGTGATTCTGTCTGCCATCGTCATAACCTCCAGGTCATTGGGCGGTATGCCCCGACTACCCGCGCGCTGGCACGGGCAGGCGGCGCTTAGCGCTGCGCAAGCCCGCGCATGGTGCGGGCGGTCGAGTAGGAGATCCGGCGCAGCGCCACCACGTTGCTCGGCCATGCCGGATTGCGGTCCAAGGGCGGATAGAGCGCCAGCATCACTTGATCGCCATCGGACCAGAGCACACGTGCGCGGCCGAGTAGTGCCAATTGCTCAATGCGTCGCATGTTTGTCATCACTGCCCCCGCAACAAATCGCGCACGGCCACCAGGTCCAGGCACTGTGAACGTGGCGGACTCAAGGATAGAGTGCGCGCCGCGCGTCTCGAGCGTTACGCGCATAAAGCCCTGGGTGTCAGTCAGGATGCTGATGCGCGCGTTGGTGCGCTCGTCTTGGATGATGGTTTGGCGGTTCATGGGTTAGGCCTCCACCAGTTTGGTCATGCGGTCGCGAAACTCGCGGTCGTGCAGATCGTCTACCGGGTCACAGCTCTGGCGATAGATGGGGCAGTCCAGGGCGTGCGCGCCGTAGCGCAGGGAATACTGCTCAATGACCGGCAGGTGACGCACGTAGCACTCGCACACCTTGCCGCGCACTTTCATCGTGGTTTCGAGTTCCATCGTCTAACCCTCCAGGGTTTGTCATCACGCTGAGGAATTCTCAGCACTCTATTTACAAGCAATCCGCGTGCCATCCCACAATGCGGAACGCGGTCGGCTAAGTGCTTGATTCCCGATGCTGCCATTTTGCCATCGTGGTGACAGTGACGCATCGCGGCGGGCGTAAATTGTCACTAGTGACGATTTACGGCACTTATTTTTCGTCTGGTGAAACACCGCGGGCGGCAATGCGGTCGTCGCGGTAATCGCACAGCGCGCGCCACCGCTCGCCGGGGTTGCGCAGGCGCATGATGTCCGCCACGGCTAACGGCATCATGAGTTCCAGTTTGTCGCCCTCGCGGTCAACGTACTCGTCCTCCACCAAATCGTCCAGCGCGCGGCTGAATATCTGCCGGAACCGATGTCCCCGGAACAGCCCTTCGGCCACGGCCGCGTCCCGTACCTGGTCGCGGGTCACAGTCCCGTCCTCGCTGGCGTTGCATAGGCGCTCAATCAGGGCGTGCAGCTTGTCGGCTTGTCTCATCGCGGATCACTCCTTATAAGGTTGCGGTACGCTCTAGTGTACCACACTTAGCGGTACGCCAGAGCGTACCAGGCGTACCATTCCGGTACGCACGGTACGCTTGGGTGTACCGTCAGGCGTACCGTCAGGCGTACCGCGTACCATTGCGTACCATTTTGGTGGCAAATGGTACGCGGTACGCTAAGAGATTGCTGCTAAATCAATGACTTACATTTTGTACCGCGTACCGCGTCCTCAATCCGAGGTCTAAGCGTACCGCGTACCGTCCCGTCCTCCTCCCCCTTTAGGGGGAGGACGGGGGTACGCTACGCGACCCAGGTTTGTTACCCCTTGGCGATCTATTAAGAGTCGCGCCGCCGCGCTGTGGTATACTGTTGTAAAGACGCAACAGTTGTTGCGCGGATACAACGGCCTCGCCCCAGGGCTCTATGGGGCGCTTCGCGATGCTCGCGCGCAGCCCTGGAATCGGCCCGTTTTGCGGCCCTGATCTACTGATTGCGCATCAGTAGCCGCGATCTGCAGCCAGCCAGGCGCGCGTAAGTGCTTGATTTGTCGTCCGGATAGGCACGGGTCCCCTTTTTCGACCCCGGGTGGGGGCCAGGCGGCGGCTCGGCGTAGGTGCGGGTAATGGCCTAGTACATGAAGGGAAAAACAGGGCGAAATAAGGTAGCAGAATCAAGCACTTAGAGCACTATAAAAGCTAACGAAATCAATGGCTTGCAAGAAAAAGAACAAGAAACCGAGAACGCGGTGAGAACACGTGCGGCTGGCTCAATGGTAGAGCGTCGGGATGTGGCCCCGAAGGCAGGGGTTCGATTCCCCACCGCACCCCAAAAGA